TACTTTCGGGCGGGTATCCCATAAATCCCAGGTAGACTATACCGCTTACCACCATAGCATCTCGGAAACCTAGTTTTATCAGTAGGCTAGTCACTAAACTGTCGTCAGTACTAGTGGATGTTGTTGAGTTTGCTATTAATTTAAGCCTATCTTCAACTAACATTCGTTGCCTCTGTTTTTTACTTGATATGACTATAACACAACTAGTTCCATTTGTCAATACCCAATTTGAAAGAGATAATTATGGCTGAACAAAAACTAACCGCCAGACAGGAAAAACTTGTACTCAATATATTTAATGGTATGTCGCAGCATGATGCCTACATCCAGGCCGGCTACTCTAGAAAGCAATCACCGGCCACAATAGACCGGAATGCTTGTGCTTTACTTAAGAATAACAAGGTGCTAACAAGATTAGCGGAATTAAGGGAAGAAGCCCGTTTACCGGATGTGGTAAGTTTCGGGGAACGGCAGCGGGTCTTAACTGAAATTACACGCGCCAGGATGACTGACTTTATGACCTGTGGGGCTGACGGTACTTGGATGCACGATATAGGCGGAGAAACCTTAAACACCGCAGCACTTAAACGGGTAGATACAACAACTATGCCTTACGGTGATAAGAAAGACGACCTTTCGGTGATACTCACCAAGGTCGAATTAATAAGTCCTATTGAGGCAATAAAAGAGTTAAATAAGATGGACGGGGTATATACCCCTGATCCTTTAGTGAATAACGATAACAGAACATTTAATATCGTAGTTATGAATGAGGAGCAAAAGGGGCTAGTAAAGAGGCTAATAGATGGTGAACGAACAAATCGACCTGAAAGTAACAAGAGTATTTAGGGAAAATGCTTGGGCTTGGCTTGAGGGTAGGAGACGGTGTTTGAATGAAGGCGGGACAGCTTCCAGTAAGACCTTCTCAATAATACAGCTTTTAATTATAATTGCTCAGAACACAAAAGAAAACTTGTTAATATCAGTAGTGAGTGAATCACTTCCACATCTAAAGCGTGGTGCGATACGAGACTTCTTTAAGATAATAGGGACAACGCCAAAGTCTGACCCAAACTTCAACATGACAGAGAATACTTATAACTTCGGCAAAGGGGTTATAGAGTTTTTCGGTGCTGATGAATCAGCCAAAGTCCGTGGGCCTCGGAGAGATATACTATTTGTTAATGAGGGGAACAACGTACCATGGGACACAGTACGAGGTCTTGACATCCGGACAAGGCTATTTACCTTTGTTGACTGGAATCCGGTGTCAGAGTTTTGGGCACATGAACAATGGGTAGGACAACCTGAAAACCATTATGTTCATTCTACCTACCTTGACGCTGTAAATGTCTTACCTAAAGAGATAGTTAACAACATAGAATCTAACAAAGGGAAAGACCCTAACTGGTGGAATGTTTACGGGTTAGGCTTGCTGGGTAAAATTGAGGGTCTAGTCTATCCTTTGTTTGGAACTATTGACCATCTTCCGGTATCAGGCGAGTTATTTTATGGGCTGGACTTTGGGTATAGTAACGACCCTACCTCGCTGGTTAAGTGCCTAGTGGACGGAGACAGGCTATATACACAAGAGCTTATCCATGAGAAAGGATTAACTAATGATGCTATCGCCTACAGGATGGAAGAACTTGGAGTTCTTAAACACCATGACGAGATTTATGCTGATAGTGCAGAACCAAAGTCAATAGAAGAAATCTATCAGTACGGTTTTAATATCAAGGGGTGTCCCAAGGGGCCGGGGAGCGTAGAATACGGTCATCAGAAGGTTAGACAGTATAAGCAATTCTGGACTAAAGGTTCTTTAAACTGTATTAAAGAGCAACGCAACTTCCGTTATATAGAGGACAAGAACGGTAAACTAACAGACAAGACTACTCACAACTGGAGTCACGGCATGGATGCCAGGAGATATGGCGTTATGGGCTTGTTTGAATTAGTTGAGGAAGAGGAAGTTGTTATCTACGATGCCATGGCCGAAGTAAACATGGACTTATAAAAGGGAGCTTAAAAGTTGGGTTGTACTGATAGTGGAACTACTAATTATTTGAATGTTGATTGGGATACATACAAATCTATTTGCCCGTATATGGATTGTAAAAGTAGGGGTGTTAGGTGCGACACCTGTAAGTACAATCCTCATAATCAGGTTGATTACTATGAATCGTGTGAATTGCCCCCAGCTAAGACTACTGTATCCGTAGGCAATCACTACTGTGAATGTGAACTACAAGAAGGATAAATTATGGTAAAAAAAGACAAAGTAGCCTCAAACGCCCCAGGTGGTGAATTAGAATCTATCTTAATGGAAGCCACGGCCGGGGTGGAGGCTGATTTACGTTTAGAGGATTCTGGCTGGTATAACATGAGCCAGACCTCAAGTGAGGTTATCCCTGCTCAGAGTAGGGTGGCGAACCTTAAACTGTCTAGACTATATGCGACTAAAGACCCGCTAGGAAAGCAGGCTATACGTTTATGGACTGATTATACATTCGGTACTGGTATGACTTGGAGCTGTGATGAGGAAGGAACCAAGAAAGTTCTAGAAGCGTTTTGGGACAGCCCGGCTAATGCTAAAGTCCTTTCTCCTACTGGACAGCGCAAGTCAAGCAATAAAGCGCTAGTAGACGGTGAGGTGTTCTTTGCTATCTTCCTTGGGGCTGAAGGCAAGTCTAAGATAAGATTCATTGACCCGCTAGAGATTACAGAGATTATTACTAACACAGATGATAAAGACGATGTTAGATATTATAAAAGGTCATGGTCTGACCCTGGGGGTAAAGGGCATCAAGACATTTACCGTGATGTATCCAACCTTCAAGATGAGGGTGCTGTAGATTCAGCCGGGGCAAATGTAACAAAGACACAAGAGGCTCTAATCCTCCATGCTATATTCAATTCATCTGACCAGCGAGGCAACCCATTATTACTGCCGGCGCTTGATTGGATAGTGCAGTATAGGCGTTTCTTGGCTTCTCGTATTGCTATCATGCTGGCACTAGCTAGGTTTGCATGGAAGAATAAAACACTGGGCGGACAGGCTAGAGTCGACGCTATCAAAGCTAAGACAAATGATAAAGAGATTAAGGCCGGGTCTACCCTATTGGAGAACCTTGGCTCAGATACTACACCTATTAAAGCCGACACTGGGGCAAAGGGCGCTTACGATGACGCGCGGATGGTACGGTTGCAGATATGTGCTGCCGTGGGTATTCCTGAGCAATATTTTGGTGATATAAGCACGGGGAATTTGGCGACAGCTAAGACCGTTGAGCTACCCATGTTAAAAATGTTCCAATCCTATCAAGCATTATGGGAAGGGATTTACAAGGCGATAAATGCCGTAATCTTGGACAATGCTGGCATAGCGCCGGACAAGCAATATGTAGACATGGACTTCCCCAAGATAGCCCCTGAAGATGTACTAATGGCGGCACAGGCTATTGTTAGTATATTAAGTATTATACCAGAGTTTAAGCGGTCTCCTGACGTTCAGCAGATAGCTCTATTAACAATGGGAATAAACGACCCTGCGGCTGTCCTAGAGGCTTTAGAAAAGCTACCACCGGAGGAACCAGACAAAGAACCTGAAGAACCAACCACAGAAGCCGCTTTAATCAATGCCTTAAAGGGTTTGAGAGAGAGTTTACAAAAGGAAACAAATAAGGAGAGATAATATGAAGTGCATTGAATGTAACGGTAAAGGGTTTATCGAATATAATGCTGGTTTACTGCGAGTGAAGTGTGAAATCTGCAATGGTACAGGAGATGTTAATGAGACTGAAGGATTAGAACTTGGAGACATCTTGACTGAGGAATTAATAGTTGAAGCACATGGGGTAATTACTGAAGAGGATAACTTAACATTCCCAATGTTAGAAACTGCCGTAGGTATCGCTGCACCCTTGCCAATGAGTACAGATGACTTAAAAAGCATCATACAAGATGGGTATATTCTCCCTGAATCAGTAGATACTATTAAAATACCAGATGGACTAAAAGGGGTAGTAGATGACAGTAATACAGGAGCTAACGGGAATAATAAAATTACTGGAAGCGGGGATGCCAGCGGACATCAACAGCCCCCAAAGTCAAAAGTTAGAGGCCTCGCTAAGAATAAAACTAAGTAAGTATTTCAGGGCTTTAGCTACTGCCTTCCCCTATTCTCGTATAGACAATGTATATACACGGAATGTCAAGGAAAGCGCTGAGTCTGAGGCTGATGATGTAATTGATCCGTTACTGAGGTTCTTCACTAAAGACCTAAGTATCACATTGATAGATAGTGCCACTACTGCCTACATCCAAGGTGCTGTTGAGATGATGACCTACGGCACTACGAAATTGGGGATTCCGATACAGTATGAAGGCCCCCCGATAGACGAGGCTATTGCTTATGCTAAGAGTCATGTCAGTAAAGCTAAATTGGTTGACGGCTTAAATAAGACTACCCGGAAGCGGATATCCAAGATTATATCAGACGGTATTAAGAACAAACGGGGCATTGCCGGTATTAAAAGTGATTTACGTCATGAACTAAACTGGATGGCCAGGGGTGCGCCCTCTGAGATTAAAGGACAGACCCTAGCGTCAAGGGCTCAAATGATAGCTAGGACTGAAACAAACGATGCCCTCAGTCAAGCATCCATGGACAAGATGAGGGAGATGGGGATAGACGGGAAGGAATGGCTAACAGGCGACCCATGCGAGATATGCGCTGCTTGCGAAGCTGAGGGCGTAGTCCCTAGAGAATTTGAGTATATCCATAATGGGGATGACCCTACAAGGCCACCTGCACATCCTAACGCCGTCTTT